AATCCTTTTGAAGTTCCATGTATTCGTCCGCATCAGAGAAAGATAAAACAAAATCACCACCTGCGCCATCTTCACCATCTGTTTTTTTACCATAGATAGCATCAATTTCCGCCTTTGCTTTTGCTCTTGCTTCCTTTTCTTCTACATCATAAGCAGTGTAAATATTGGTAATATCATCTGCAGTGAATTCTCCCTCAACATCAATACCCAATTCAGTTGCTTTTTTGATGATTTCTTCTTCAGAAACCCCAAGGTCATTAGCAAGATGCGTAATAGCACCACTAGCAAGTTCCATTAGTTGTATATTTCTTGACTCAACGAGGTTTACAAATTCTTTACGCATTGATTTCTCCGGATTGTATTTTCAATTATTTATAAAAGTAAACCACAAATACACTTCTTCAATTTCTTACCGCAAAGTGGACATGGTTGATTTCTAACGGAACCCTTCGAGAAATCCTCTTCTATCGTGTTTTTCTTAGTCTTTCTATCCTTCTTCTCTTTCTCATCCTTATCTTGAATATCTTGAACCTTCTCAAGAACCCTCATGAAATCCTCTTCCGTTACCTCATGACCAGTCTTCTTTTCGAGTTCACTAATCTTCTCCGCCATTTGGACTCTTGCCTCCAAACCTTGCTGGAACGAGTCTGGACCTGGGTATGTACGTTTTCCGCTCATAATTCTCTCCTTTTTATAGTATAATATATATTATAACGTTTACAGGGAGAAATATGAAAGTTTCTATACAAAAAGTCTCTATGAAGAATTTCCTATCAGTAGGAAACAAGTGGTTAACGATTGATTTTAGGGAAGGACTTTATAGGGTAACTGGCGATAATTTAGACAACAACACTAAGAATGGTGTTGGGAAATCCTCTGTATTTATTGATTCTTTGATGTTTGGTTTGTTTGGGAAACCAGTTAGAAAGATAACATTACCAGACCTCCCCAATACAATAAACGGAGGAAAAGCATGTGAAGTTAAACTTTTATTCTCCATTGAAGATAAAGATTATTTAATCCATCGTGGCATCAAACCTGGTTTCTTGAAGTTATACGAGAATTACAACGAGGGAGATGAGGACACCAAAAAGAATAAAGACGAGATTGAAGATAGTGCAAAGAAGTTTACTCAGAAGAGAATTGATGACCTAATTGCATCAAACTTCAACACATTGAGTCACCTTTTGATTATGTCCAATACATATACTTCTCCTTTCCTTGACCTTGATACTAAGAAGAAACGGGAGATTATCGAGGACATACTTGGTGTTTCCGTGTTTGGTTGCATGGCGGAAAAAGCAAAAGAAGAATCTCTTTCTCTTAAATCCGAACTTAAAGTATCGGAGAAAGAATATGAATTAGGCAAAAACTCTTGTGTTTCAATGGAGGAGAATATCTCCAAGTTGAAAGAGAAAGCAGAGGAATTTGAAGATAAGAAGAAAAGCAAACTTAATAAGATAAAAACTAGACTAAAGGAAATCAACGATGAGACTAAAGAGATTGAAGATAAAATAGAAGATGAAACAGGTATCAATAAAAACAAAGATTTATTAAAAAAACACCTAGAGACTAATAAAGATAAACAAGACGATTTATCAAATGTTGAGCATGAAAACAATGCTTTAAAGAACACTAGTAACAATAGACTGAAACAATTAAAGAATAAACCAACATGTCCTATTTGTAATACAGAGACTAGTTCTGACCATATTAAAGAACACATGAGTGAATTAGAATCTCAAGTAGAAGTTTGTGTCTCTCAAATAAAAGAAGCAAATGATAAGAGAAATCTATTAATTGAGAAAGAAGAACAAATAATCAAGAAGATTGATATTTTAGATAATAAACTTGAAGAAGCGAAGAATCAAGTTCGTGAGATTGAAGATTTAAAGAAAGAGAAATCAAGAATTAAGGAGGATGTACTTTCTATAAAAGGAGAGAAGAATAATTTCCTTGAATTAATAAACGAAGAAGAACTTCAGGAAAAGAAAGATGAGATAGATAAACTAGAAATTCAATTAGAAGATTTAGGAGAACAAAGGAAGTATTACGAATATATACGCAAGTTACTCTCTGACGATGGTATCAAGAATTATATAATCAAGAAGGTTCTCAAGTTCTGGAATACTAAAGTTAACTTTTATCTCAATGAACTTAATGCAGAGTTCTCTATTTACTTCGATGAATTACTTAACGCTACAATCAAGTCTCGTAATCGTGACCCTCTTCAATATCACTCATTCTCTGGAGGAGAGAAAGCTAGAATAGATGTTGCGATTCTTCTTTCTATTATAGACATAAGTAAGATTCAAAACTCAATAGATTTGAATGTTATGGTTATTGATGAGTTACTAGATGGTGGATTGGATGATAATGGAAGAGAAGATGTACTGAACTTATTCAAGTTAATGACACAGAAACAAGGTAAGTCAATTTATGTTATAAGTCATAATTCTAACTTACCACTAGATTTGTTTGATAAAGAGATAAACTTAATTAAGAAGAATGGATATACTTCAACTACTTAATGTGTTGGCGCAATTTTCCCTTATATATGGCTTTCAGATTTTTAATAAAAAAAGAAAGTCTAGTTGTTTAGAGTGTCTCTGAGTTGCAGTAGAGTGCCATCTTCGGAAAGAACGTTAACTTTATCGTAATCATAATTCTTGAAATCCTTCCAAGACATGTAACGATTATCTTTGGTACTTAACATTCCTCTAAACTTATTACTCTTACTTTTCTCAGATGTATCTAGAACCATGTTTAGATTGTTCCAATCTTGAACTTCTTCACTCTGCATGGAGGAATCATTCAGACAATCTAGGTTACTTTTTACTTTTTTAAATGAATTCTTGGGAAATTCAAATTCGCATATTCTTAAATCTTTAATTTTTACTTTGTTACCCAACTGAATTACTTTGCAATTACTTTTACTTTTATTTGTTTTATGGCATTTCAAGTGTTTCGGGTTGAATCTCCCGTTAAATGTAGGTATGTCACCAACCTTATCTTTGTACTCTTCTCCATATCCAACAGGAATATGGTGTTCAATCTTTTCTAAATACCTACCATCTTGCCTATCTTCAATTGTTCGTTGTAGGGTTTTGCCAACTCCAGTTAAATCTTTAATAAATCCCCTAGAGATGCTTTTGCCTCTAATGACTTGTTGGTGGATTGACAGATATAATAAATCCGTTAATTCTGGGTTTTCTTTATGAATGTAGATTTCGGTCATATCGAAATGGATGAACCCATTAAACTTTTTCGACTGTTTAATAAATTGTTCTTGGAATTGTCTCCACTCTTTCTTTTTAGAACGGGAGATATAATAATTCCCTTTTTTGACCGCGAGTTTCATCTCAACTAACGTATCCATGGAAGAAATCCAATCTTTTTCTGATTTAATAAATGCGTACTCTCCCATTGCGTCAAAATTGACATATTCATCCTTCTTCACCTTTTTGTAGGTTTCAAGTGATAAATAGTTCAATAAACCCTTATAACCAGCATGGTTAAGGATGCTTGACACTAACGAGAGGTCTAAACGAATTTTATCTTTTTCGGTCTGCATAGATTTAAGTAGAAATTATATCATCAAAATACTGTTTTTCAAGTGCTACTTTTAATTGTCAAGAAAAAAATGGAAAAAAAGCAGTAAAATATATACATAACTCAATGAAAAATAAATATGAGCGAAGCGGAAACAAATTTTGAATTACCAGAAGAATTTCTTGAGGATGTTGTCAAGGATACGGAAATAAATGATTTCCAGTTGAAAGAGCAATTGAGGACTGTCGTTAATAAGACGCAAAGATACATAGAAGAATTATATAGACAGAAGAGAAAGATGAAACAGTTAGAACGATTTGTCAAGAAGAAAAAAGGGGAATTGTTCGAGTATTATAAAAATGATTTTGAGATAAAGTTGACCAGTTCAAACGACATAATGACATTTGTTGAGAGGGATAAGAAGTTCCAAACGGCAAAGAAGCATTACGATGACCTTGAAGCGATTGTGGATTTCCTTGACAGGACTATCCGAAATATGAATAATAAATCATGGACTTTAAGGACCATGGTTGAAATGGAAAAAATGAACTTATGAGTGAACCAGAAATAACAATTAACCCAAACAACGGTGCCGTCTCTGTTGATGGAGAACCTTTAACTCCAGAACAACACAAAGAACTTTGGGAAGCGATGAAAATAGAAGTTCAGAGGGAAATTGATAGAGAATTGGTGGAGAGAATAGTAGAAAAGGGAAAACCAAAATTTATCAATGACGAAGACCTCGGAGAAGAAGTAGAATGAATTACGCAGACTTAGATTTAGATTATGAAAGCATAACAATCGTTCCGTTAGATAATGTCAACGTCTTATTGGCATCAATGAATGATGAGTTGCTTACTAATCTAAAGAACCATTTTTCTAACCCAGTTAAACATGCTAGATTCATGGCATCGTACAAGGCTGGGAATTGGGATGGTAAGATTCGTTTCCTTAAGAACGATGGCATACTACCTAGAGGGTTGCTTTCAGAAGCAATAGAGACGATGGATAAATGGGGATACAAATACCACTTCCAAGGTGAGTATGATGACTCTCTTGTTGACATCTCAAATTTTCGTACAGTCGTTGAACATGAACTCATTGCTAAACAAGAAAACAAATTGACTCCAAGAGACTATCAATGGGGATGTGCAGAGGAACTCATTAAAAATCGTAGGGGAATTATTAAAGCGGCAACGTCATCTGGTAAAAGTTATATCATTGCGATGATGATAAAGTTCCTTCATTACACACATAGGTCCAAGAAGACCCTTTTGGTTGTGCCAAGGTCAGACCTTGTAATTCAATTTCAAAGGGATGCTGTCAATGATTATGGTTTTGATGAAAAAGACATTGGGTTGTTCTTTGGGAAAATAAAGGACGTTGACCAACCTTGGATTATTGCTACATGGCAATCGTTGCAGAATGTGGAGGACCGAGAATTCTTTGAACAGTTCGACACCCTCTTCGTGGATGAGGTCCATGGTGCTGGTTCCGGTGATAAAAAATCAAAGTCTAAGAGGGCAAATGGTGGTACTATAATGCGACAGATATGTGATAACTGTAGTAATGCCACATGGAGGTTCGGTTGCACTGGTACCCTACCGACGGACCCTCTAGAGGTGCGTACAATCATTAGTGGACTAGGACCTGTAGTGTATGAAGTTAAGGCATCGGACCTTATGGAAAAAGGACATGTTACGAAGTTAAAAATAACAATTCCTTTTATTAGTTACAACAAACAAGTTGTGAAAGAGAAGATTGACAAGTATCTTTTGGAAATGGATATTGATGAGAATACAGCAAAGGCAGATATTCCCGCCACGGCAAAATTCAATGCTGAGAAAAAGTTTATAGAAAATTATATTCCAAGATTGAAACTAATCTCGAAGATAGTCAAGTTAAGATTATCTAAAGATGAGAATGTTTTGATACTTGCTAACTCTCTCAACTTTGGCGGGAAGATTAAGAAAGTCATTGAACATTTGAATGATGGTGAGTTTTCTAGTGTCTATTATATCAGTGGTGAGATGGATGAATACAAGCGTAAGGAGATTCGTGAGTTGATGGAAGAGAATAAGAAGGTCGTTGTCATTGCGACCACATCATTGTTCTCAACTGGTATATCCGTTAAGAATCTTCATACTGTTGTTTTTGGTAACATTGGTAAGAGTAAGATTACGACCTTACAGGCGATTGGACGTTCTTTGCGTCAACATACAACAAAAGAGTATGCTAGAGTTTATGACTTGTGTGATAATTTAAAGTATAATGCTAAACATGCACAAGAAAGAATGCAATTTTATGCCGATGAGGAGTTCGACATAAAAATTCAAGAATTGACGCTATAATTATATAAACGTTAAAGGAAAAGAATGGCATTAATTAAATATACAGGTGTTGAGAACGTAGTCGTTAATCTCAATGGTGAAAGAAAACTCATCAAACCTAATAAAATATTTAGTGGCCCTGTCACCTTTAAGGATTACCCCAACTTTCAAGTCATTGGATATACCAAGGACGAAAAGGACGGTAAAGAGAGTGGGAAGAAACTTCGTGCCTCAAAAAGTCTTAAATTGGAAATCAAGGATTATTTCACTCCAACGGTTGATATGGATTATTTGGATGAAACGGGGTTGCCTAAGATTTCTATTTGTATCGTAACTAAAGATGGATACGATAACATCAAAAGATGTTTGGATAGTATTCATAAGTACACTAAGTATGTCGATTTCGAGGTTCTTATTTGCGACACTGGTACTACCGATGAAAATGTCTTTCATTTATACACCGAGTATCATACCATATGGAACGATGGTCTTTACGATGATGATACCCCAGAATCCGAAGTAAAAGAGAACTTCAAAGTATTCAAAGACCATGACTATAACTTTTCAAAGAACAATAACTTCTTGGCAAAAGAAGCAAGTGGAGATGTTCTCTTATTCATGAACAATGACGTTTTCTTGACTTATGATGCGGTGTCTGAAATGGTGGGATACATTCTTTGTAGTAACATTGGTTGCCTTGGGCATAGATTGGTGTATGATAGAGACAAGAATGTAATCCAACACGATGGACAGGTATTGTATCAACCTTGGGATGGGAGATGGAATGGACCAGGGCATTATAACTTAGGAAGGAAACTACAAGAAATCTCAACCGACAATGTTAAAGTCGAAGGGGTCACTGCAGCATTCTTAATGATGCGTAAAGGTATATTTGAAAAGGTTAATGGTTTTAATGAGGACTATGTAGATATTCTACAAGATGTGGATTTGAACCTAAAAGTAAATCAATTAGGGTATGATAATTTTTGTATTAGAGAAAAGGCAATTATCCATGTTGACCATGGAAGTAGAAAAACGGATGTTAAAGAGGAGTCAAGAGGTGACTTTCAAAAGTTTCATACCGATTGGGTGAGCAAGGGTCCATATAAATTCAAAAAGAAAAAACACTTCTCCATTCTTATTTGTGCCACCGACAAGAAGCAAGTAAAGGTTCTGTTGGAAAGTATTAAGTCTAGGGAAGAATATGAATTTATTTTCGTAAATAATAGAAGTAATTATTTCTGGTCATCCGAGGCACTTAATCAATTGACGAGGGTTAGTGAGGGCGAGATTATGTTTTGGATGCACCAAGACGTTACGTTTGATGCCTATGAACCATTTGCGACTATAACCGACATTGTTACTAAGTTGGGTGGGGAGTTTGGTATTCTTGGTCCAGCGGGAATTCAAGTTGGTGGTAAGGGTTCTATTCGTGGTGTTGACTTTTCATCCCTCAAATACACATTTGACTTCTTGAGATGTCAAACGTTGGATGAGTTTTGTTTGATAGGTAATAGAAAAAACAAGATGATGTTTGGTGAATACTTGGACCACTTCCATTTCTATGGTGCTGATATTTGTATGCAAGCGGCTGACAAGGGTCTTAGTAACTATGTAATCAAACTACCAATCACTCATCACTCTGGAGGTGATACCAACCTTAAGAAACGAGGTGGTTACGAAGCGTATCTAAAACAGGGAAGAAAGTTTTATAAGAAATGGGGAGGGAAACATCCTTTTATTTCAACGACAACAGTTCACTTTAGAAAGGAATATGCGTTCTGGTATCTTGGTAAAATGTTAGGGTTGACTCCTTATAAGGAAACTATAGAACCAAGAGAGGTCGATGAAACCCCAAATGAGAAGCATTATTTAACCAAAAAGGATTTTAGGGTTGAGAAATATTTGGAACATAAAAAAGAGGGAGTTTCTATTGTCATTTTAAATAAAGACAAACCCGACTATATTAAGAAGTGTGTGAATGCCATCATTGAGCACACCGAGGCAATTGAGTATGAGATATTGATTGGGGACACGGGAACCACTGATATAGAGGTGAAAGAGTTTTACCAAGACAAAAGTGCCGAATATGGAGATAAAATCAAAGTGATAGATGCGGGTGAATATCATTTCTCTAGGAATAACAATTTAGTTGCAGCGAATCATGCCAGGTACAACAAGACCTTATTTATGAACAACGATGTTTTCATTAATAGTGACATAATAACCTCAATGGCAATGAGGATATCGGAAAAGGTAGCAATTGTTGGTGCTAAGTTGTTATATGAAAATGGTACAATTCAACATGCTGGTGTTGAAATGATTATTAGTAAGGAAAGAAACCCTCATAAGTTTTACTTGCCAGAGCACATGCATTATGAGGAAAAGAACAAAGAAATAGAGAGTGGTGAGGTTGATTGTGTGACAGGTGCTTGTCTTATGATTCCAACTAAACTATTTAATGATTATAGTGGGTTTGACGAAGGTTATGAACATGTCTTCCAAGATGTAGACTTATGTCTTGCAATCAAGAAGATGGGTTATAAGATTTGGTGCCGTAATGACAAATGGGCAACTCACGTTGAAAGTGGTTCGAGGGATTCTGCTATAAATGAGGGTGATTATAACCTTATGACAGACCGTTGGGGTAGAATAACATATAAATAAAGGGTACTATGGATATTTTAGATAGAATTGATTCCTTCATAAATGAGATTGAACTTTCTTCCGAAGTCAAGTATATTGGCGAGGAGAGTGCAATTGAAATTCTTGAAAACATTTTAAAGGAAGTTCCTGATGACAAAGTTATCTTGGAAACTGTTATAAATGTGGTCAAGAGGGATTGGGGATTGAGCAATAAAAGTCTTTTAAAGGATTTTTATAGAATCATGGAATATTATGGTATTCTTGGAGAGTCCGACATTAGAAAAACTATTCTTGAAACCAAGGGTAAGACTATTGTAAGGAAGTTTATTAACTTAAAATCCAAGAAACAAATCTTAAAATTACTTTGAGTAACGAAAAAGAAAAATACTTCCCATTTGAAGAATACATCCACTCTTGTATAGAGAAGGAGTATAGTCGGGATGTCCGTAAAAAGAACTATGTCATAAAGTATATAAATCTTTTGACTGTTGATAACTTCGATACCATATCGTTGAAGAGACTTGCAACAAATCTAATGTTCTTTAGAAATACGTTTACAAGAGTATCGTTTTTGTACTTCTTCCTTAATAACTTCAAGGATGAAGAGAAAAATCTACTTGCTGATGTGGTTTTTGATATGTTTGTTAGGACCAAGCAAGGAGAGTATGGAGAATATAAAGAATTCTTCAATCTTACACTTGAACTATATAAATATGTTAGACACGATAATATTATACGAGACAACTGGGAAAAAATAAAAGAAGAACTATCGGGTGTGGTTTAACTTTTATAAATAATACTAAATTAGGCAAACTAAATCTAAAGGAGCGATAAGATGATTGATTACGGTGAAGTGCTTGCAAGAATAGAAGCAAAATTATATGACTTGGAATCAAAGTTCGGTGAACTAATGGACCATGAAAGAGCGGAGTATGGTCTTGAACCAACAGCGGGACCTGAAGATTTGCCTGATTCTCCTGAAGAATTCTCACAAGAAGTTCCAGCAGAAATGCCAGTAGAATTTCCTCCAGTAGATGCGGGTGCAGAAGCACCAGAATTAGCTTTAGCTCCTTCTCTTCCTCCTGAAGCAGAAACGGAAGAAGAACCAATTGTAGGTGGATGTGGACTTAATGATGCTGACGAAGACCCAACAGATGAGTTTTCTGAAGAAGACCCAGAAGAGGTTGAAGGCGGAGAGGAACAATTGAATGCTGAAGAAGATGCAGAACTCGAAGACCCAGAACCAGTAGAAGACGAATTGGAAGGTGAGGATGTACCTGATGCGGGTGAAGACGATGTTGATGTCGATTCGGTAGAAGCAGAAGGCGAAGAAGCACCTGTAGAAGACGAAGAAGAAGAAACTTACGACACTATGGATGGTGAAGAGGGTGGAGAAGAAGAAGCACCAGAAGCAGACACCGAAGAAGGTGAAGGCGACGAGGAATCGGAAGAAGGTGAAGAAGCACCAGAAGCAGACACCGAAGAAGGTGAAGGCGACGAGGAATCAGAAGAAGGTGAAGATTCTGACGAAGAGGAAGAAGAAGTCGAAGAAGACTACGATTACTAATCGGAGATGATTAGAGATGGTCGTCAAGAAAGAATCTGTTTGTAAGAAAACTGGGGAAAAGAAGACCCATTTTACTACTGACAAAGAAGGTTACAAGATTGTGATGCAACAGGGGAATCCTGTTGAAACTAAGATGACCACTCAAGAACGTTCTAATCGTGACCACGGTAGCTCCACCGTAGGTCATGGTTCCGAAGGTTCTAGTAATAGACAAAAAGGCATCACAAGAACTAATAAAGAAGCAGAAACTGAATATAAGGAAAAATTAAAGAAAGTGAGTGAATCCAACGATATTCAAAAGAAACAAAAGAAAGTAGAAGACCTTTCTATGAAACTCAAGAAAGCAAAACTTGATTATGGAACTGCTATGCTTGATAAGAAAGTAGCAGAATTCGATAAAATGGAAAGAGTTTATAAAAAAGCATCCGATTTCATGAAGGGTGATATTAAGAAAGTCAAAGACAATAACCTTTTCTTCGTAAGAGGAACTAAGGCAAATAACCCAGAGAAGTTGGAAAAAGACATTGTTGGAAAGATTCAACAAGTAGTTGGTGAACCTCAAGTAAAAGAAGAGGAAACCGACAAGGAAGAAGTTACAGAAGCAAAGAGTGTGGATGCTAGGTTAGATAAAGTAAAAGAACTTGATAAACTAATGTATAACGGCAAAGACAAGTCTTATGTTAAAGGTGATGTTCTCTCTAAACTCAATAAGAAATTAGAAGAGGCAGAGGACGAAGAAGAGGAAGATGCCGATGACATTGGTGCTGAAGAAGAACCAGAAGAAGGTGACGAGGACTTGGGCGACGAACTCGGTGATGACCTCGGTGACGAAGAGGGTGAAGAGGAAGAAGATGCTGAGGCAGAAGAAGAACCAAACGAAGATGAAATTCCTGCTCAAGATAATGAAATCCAAAGAGTCACCAAAGCAAACGAATTTAACGTAGACGAAAATAATGTCTATGAGTATTATGATTATATCTTAGATAGATTGATTGACCCGACAGCGGTTGAAGCAATGAACGCAGAGTATGATAGTATCCCAAAAGAAAAGAGAAAAATCATGCCAGCAAGAGAACTATATGATAGAGTCACCAAAAGACTCAATATGATGAACAAGACTGAAGCAGATAGTCTTAATGCCGAATTGAGTGGTGCTGGTGGTGAAGAAGAAGAGGGTGGTGAAGACGACCTCGGAATCTAAGATGATTAAGATAGAAGATTGGGGGCATTGGAAAACCAATCTAACGGAAATCTCGGAAACGGCAATCGGTTTTGTTTATAAAATAACCGATAAATCAAACAATAAATTTTATATTGGTTGTAAGCAGTTGTATTCAATTCAAACCCGTCCTCCTTTAAAGGGAAAGAAGAGAAAGAGAAAAGTAAAAAAGGATTCTGACTGGAGAACCTATTGTTCTTCGAGTGGAGTTATCCAAGAAAGCATACAAGATAATGAAGCGGGATATGATTTTGAGATACTAAGTGTGCATGATTCTAAAAGTTCTTTAAAAATAGAAGAAGCACGACTTATAATTAATGACATATACAATACGGAATGTTATAATGAGGTGGTCAATTTGAGATGTAGGGTCGTAAAAAGTTAACTAGGCATTATAAATAACGTATAACGAGGAGAATATTATGAATAACATGTCTGATTTTATCAAAAATATGCAACAAGTTCCAGAAAAGGGTCTTCAGTCTGAACAACAGTTGAAAGAAATAAGGGAACATAGGGAACAAATGGTTAAGAGTGGTAATAGTTACACTAACCATGCTAGAGCATATCAAGAAGTAATCAATGGTCCTCAACCAGTCAAGAAAGAAGAGAAGGGTGTTCAAATGGAATCAACTCTCCTCGAAGAAGACACTACTAAGATAATTGGTGCTTTGCAGGTTGTCAAGGAATTATTGGATTGTAACCTTACAGAAAACACCGCAGATATTGCTTCTAAAGTGAAGAAGATTATCAGTAAAATCTAAATGAATGGCGGTTGGCAAGAAAAAGGAAGGTGCTGAAGACGCACTTTTAGGATTACTTTCTGGAAAGAAAAAGACTCCAGAAAACGCCCTCTTAGAAGTCCTAGCACCTAAAAAGAAAGAGGTAGACAAGGAGACAGCAAAGTCTCTTGTTGGAATTCTCCCCAGAAAAGAAGATTCTGCTTCCATAGAACTTTTTGATGAAATACAAAAAGTTAGTTCCGAAATAGATGTAAAGAAAGCAAATGCTATTGGTCTGTCATTGGTCAATGTGCTTAAAAAGTCTAAAGTAGTAGACCAAGACCCAGAAGTTAAGAAAGAAATCCAAATGCGTTTTGGTGATATGATTACTGATATCGTCAAAGGTCTTATGGATAAGGAAGACGAAAAATATGATGATGTTTACCAATTAGCGGTTGGTTCCCTTTACAAGTATCTCAATGACGATTTAAAGAAGATACTTAGAAAACAAAAAGATGTAATGGATGGGAAAGTCCAATACTATAAAGATGACCCTTCTTATTCAATGGGCGTTGATGTTGGTGGTGGTGGATTCGATGAGAACCCAGAACTAGAAGCAGAGAACTCCAAATTAAAGAGTTACATTAATATACTTGAAAGGATTTATCAATCCGATATCATTAGTTATGCGAATTCTCCTTATGGGATAAATTATACTGTTGCGAATGTTATTCTTGCCGATGCTAGTGAAGGGAATATGGTCATTAGAATGCCAGACCCAGCATTGAACATAGGAAGACCTTTCGTTGTTAAGAAAATAGACACCACATCTAATACAGTCACAATCCTTCCTTATGGTTCGGAAACATTTGACGGAGATGCGACAAGGGTTATTAATTCCAATGATGGCGAATTGGAATACGTTATATATTCAATAGATGGTGTCAATTGGACGACAGAAGGAGACGCTGACATAATAGGTCTGTTCTTACTCGGTGAGCTTGTTTGGGGGGATTTTAACCCACAATATGAATGGAGGGATTTTTCCCCCACGATTGAATGGCATGAACTTAATACACAAACCGAGTTTAGAAGACCCAGAGCCATATAAATAAGATAGAGACAGGAGTTTATGTAGATGCCAATAATAACGTTAACAAAAGAATTGAGTGGGTATAATCCCTATTCCTTCCCTGTAAGACATAGTGCTAATCTAACTGTCGTTGAGAATGCGTTTATAGAAGTAGATACTACAATCCAAGCGGTTTCTGGAAACCTAAGAGCACTTCAAGTTCAAATACAAGAAGATACAAGAGAACCAACTGGTTTTGCCAATAGGACAGATAGCACACTTTCGCTCGATAAACCTTCAAGAACAGTAACATTATCTGGCACTTATGACGTTTATCATTTCGGGGAGAAATTCACATTAAGTGGTGATTCTCTTGTTTTTCCAGATACAACAGGTAGTTATTTCTTTTACTATATTCTAACTGGGTCTAATTTAGTCTTTACAGTCTCTACAACACCATGGTCTTTAGAGACTCAAGTTCCAGCTGCTTTTGTTTATTGGAACGCATCTATTGGTGATGGTTTTATAGTAGAAGAAAGACATGGAATTTCTATGGACTGGGCGACTCACCAGCGATTGCACTTTATTGATGGAACCAAGGTTGATAACGATACTTTTGAACTTGAGAATTATGTATTAACTTCTAATTCAACGCTAAGCGACATTCAACCTACTGTAACAACTGGTATTATAAATGACGAGGATATAAGACTCACTCTTTCTCCAGACATTGACTCTAATTATACCATTTTTTATAAAGACAGTTCTGATTGGGAGTTTACTAGAGGCAATTCAGTTCCATATTTCAGTGGGACAACTATTAAATATAACGAAAGTGTTTTGGGGATTTTTACTCAAACGGAAGTATCAAGTAATAGTTATGTGAATTATTATGCAGTGGCAACAACTTCGTTGGACGAAGAACTTCAATACTTCTTCTTACAAGGACAAAGAGAACATGCAACTGAAGAATCTGCTAATTCAGAATCATTTGAAGATTTGAATTTAACAGGCCTACCGTTTCAAGAATTTACCGCTCTTTATCAAATAACATTACAAGCAACTGGTGGAACTAATCCAGGTGGTGCGGAGATAACTTCTATTACTCGTATAGGCGGAACAGGAGGAACTGGTAGTGGAGGTGGTGGCGGTGTAACCATTCACAATTTCTTATCTGGCAGAACCGATGAAAATGTTCACCCTGCAAGTTCTATTTCCGTAGATGCGTCAACATTTTCTGCTCCTATGAGTGCAGGGACTACTACACAAGACACATTTGCTCTAATAGATGTGGAACTTGGTGATATTCAAGGACAGTTAGATAATCTTGATGCCAATTATGCTACAGATTCCGACCTTGTTGCTGTTAGTGGTAATCTACAGGGACAAATAGACAACTTCTCAACTAGTTTTACTGGATTAGTGGATACCCCATCTTCTTACGCAGGAAGTGATACTTATGTGGTAACAGTTAGTGGTAGTGGTCTAGTGTTCACTCCTCAATCGGAGATTATACCCACACTCACAGAAGGCGCATTGAGTGGTGCGTTGGATGGCAGATATGTAAATGTTACTGGTGACACGATGACTGGAGACTTGACAGTAAATGCGTCTATATACACAAACAATCTCGGTTCTCATCTTATTCCAGTGAGTACAGTCCACACAAACGAACTTCACCTTGAAGCACTATCGGGCGGTAATATTCCTGCATACGAAGAAGGAATGTTGTTTTATGATGGTGATAGTCGTGTATTAAAACTATACAATGATATTCCAGATGTTGCTCTTGATATTGGAGAAGAGAATTGGGTTCGTATCGTAAATAAAACAGGTGTTCAGATAAATAATGGTCAAGTTGTTTATATCAATGGTACACAAGGTAATAGACCAACAGTTGCTCTTGCTGACAAGAATAGTGAACTAACTGCTGATGATGTTATTGGTGTAGCGACACATAACATTACTAATAATTCCGAGGGGTTTATTACAGTATTTGGTGTAGTTAGAGAAGTTGATACAAGTAGTTGGACGGAAGGTGATGCCTTATATCTTGGAAATAATGGAGCATTAACAAATATAGAACCATTAACCCCCGAACATAGAGTAAGGATTGGTTATGCTCTCAACTCAACTAATAATGGACAAATATTAGTTACAATTCAAAATACTGGTGAGTTGAAAGACTTACACGATGTTTTAATAACTTCTGCCCAAGATGGTCAAGTATTGACGTATTCACAATCCCTATCTGCTTGGAATAATTCAAATGATTTGATAGACTTGAGAACAGACGTTGACTCAATTAGTGGGCAAGTTCTAAGCAATGATACTGATTTAGTTGCCGTTAGTGGTAATCTCCAAGGACAAATTGATAACTTCTCGACTAGTTTTTCTGGATTGGTGGATACCCCATCTTCTTACGCGGGGAGTGATACTTATGTGGTAACAGTTAGTGGAAGTGAATTGGTGTTTACACCACAGTCCGAAATCATACCTACATTGACCGAAAGTGCATTAAGTGGTGCGTTAGATGGTAGATATGTAAATGTCACTGGTGATACAATGACAGGCACACTTTCTATAAGTGGAGGGGAATTAAACCTACCAGACCTCATAACAACTGAAGAGAATGTTACACAAATAGACGATAATGGTGATATAATATCTACAGAGATACAAGAACTTTATGTTCCAGTTGAAGAAGTAACTGGACCAAATGCGACAGGGGTAAAAGGTCAATGGTCTTATGGTTTAGGTTATTATTACAAATGTGTCGCAACGGATACATGGATTAAGGTAGCAGTAGTTTCATCATGGTAAGACAGTTTCCAGAATTAGACTCATCAAGAGATTTGGTGGTATTAAGTGGTAGCGAAACTTCTGTACCAGTATCTCACCCTTACAAATCATTTGCACCTTGATATAAATAATAGTATGGCGAATAAAATAACAATACCAGACTTAGACCCATCGGCAGACTTGGCAGTCCTCAAAAGTAATATTACCTTTTCGGGAACATTCACGACTTCCAGTGGTACGATAACTATTAACTATGGTGATGGAACTAGTGAAACAACTAATACACCATCTCATACATATACTGGACGCCCTCCTTATTTAATAAACATAAGCAAGGTGGATAGAGATTTGGTAACTGGTATAACCATGGATTCTAACAGTTTGACAGCAGTTGATGTATCACGATTCAAAAACCTTACGACATTAGATGTTTCCAATAACTTATTACCTAGAAGAGAGGTAAGCAAACTACTTGTTGACTTAGATAATAGTGGACAAGAGAATGGCACTCTTAACAATGAAGGTAATTTATTTGATACAGACTTAACAACTGATGCAGTTAATGCTTACTATAGTCTGATTGTAAAAGGTTGGACACTATATGGACTAGGATGGTCACCAGCGTTAATATCTACTACTGCTTGGTATGATACTTCTGATGCTAGTACCATCATAGAGTCTAGTGGTCTTGTTAGTCAGCTGGACGATAAGAGTGGAACACTAAATCATTTGATTCAAGGGAATGGAGCAAATCAACCAGTAACAAATTCTCGTTCCTTGAATACCCTAAACGTCTTGGACTTCAACGGAAGTAAACTTCTGGAACACTTATCGTTCAACCTCCCATCATCGAATGTTGCTATATTTATTGTAGCAGGGGTTGATAGTGTTGATAATGGGTTTAATTCTTTAATCTCAATGAACGCAGCCAATAAAGACTTCCAATATGCGTCTCAGGCAGACCCCCCAATAGATACGGACTTCTATGGTCGTATGTCAACGTCAGGTTTAGGAGGCTCGAATCCTTCGGACTCAATAGGTGGTCCTTTCAATGGTCCTAGTATCTACAATTTGAATTTTGATTTCGGGTTATCATTAAGGAATGTTTTTGTTGATGGTTCACAAACTAATGCTAATAATGATTATACTACGGGTATTAGTACCCCTAATGACCTTAGAATAATGTCAAATCGTTCTGGAACAAAGAACATGGATGGTATATTTGCCGAGTGTATAATCATAGATGGTGTATCTGATACAGTTCGGCAACAGGCAGAAGGATACCTAGCACATAAATGGGGTCTAACTGCTAATCTCCCTGTATTACATCCTTACAAAACATTATCACCATGAATTTAGATAAAATAACAAAAGACTTTGGAGTATTGAAGGGTAATTCGTCATTCTCTGGAACATTTACTACTTCTAGTGGAACTGTAACTGTTAGTTATGGTGATGGTACTACCGAAACCAGTAATACTCCTTCTCATGTATATACAGGAATACCTCCCTATTTACTAAACGTAAAGAGTGACTCGGGCTTAGTTACAGAGATTGATGTTAGTGGCAATGCTTTAACCTCTTTTGATGTATCAAGATTCGGAAATCTCACAACTTTGGATGTTAGTAATAACAATTTATCTGGAGCAGAGATAAGTAGAATTTTGATAACATTGGATGGTTTGGGTATAACAGGTGGTGTTGTCGATTTAACTAATAATTTATCTACAACTTTGACTAGTGATGGTCTGTTAGCCATAATTAGTTTGCGAGGCAAGGGGTGGACCATTCAAGGATTTTTCTCGCCTTCTGAAATATCAACATTAGCTTGGTATGATGCTAGTGATGCTTCTACTGTTATAATTAATGGTAGTAACGTAACTCAATGGAGTGATAAGAACGGTATTTACGACCTATCACAAGGTACAGTAAATGACCAACCCAAGTATGGAACAGGAACTATAAATGGTCTTAATGCGGTCGAGTTCCAAGACCAATCAATTGGTGGTTTGAGTCAAGATTTGAATGTTACTACAAACTTACCTACTTTTGAATATGTTATTGTGGTGTTAAATAGAACTTTTGGAGCTACTTTTTCTCAAGCAATAGGTTCACAGACAAGTACAGGTGGAAATAATTACACGGTTCAGTATAGAGGTGAATTGGCCACGAATAGGTGGCAAAATGCTTACTATACTGATGGTAACCCCCTATCAAATACAGGAGCTGATGCTCTATATAATGATGCGTGTATAGTTGTTCACGATAATTTGTCTCTCACTAATTTTCCTTTAATGGTGGGTGGTGATAGAGGAATTAATGGTAGAGGTTGGGATGGTTTCATCGGAGAGATTATTTGTGGAGATGAAACGCTCACCACTGAGTTAAGACAAAAACTTGAAGGATACCTAGCGCATAAATGGGGTGTTAACGGAGACTTGGATGTATCCCATCCTTATAAAACGCTAGCACCTTAATGTATAAATAATTTAGGAATTAAGAGGAGAAAAAAAATGAGCAACTTATATTATGTTTTTGAAACGGAAGGATTGGCAATAGCCGCTGAAGCAATGATTTGCCAAGTAGCACAAGTGCCTATTGTAGGTGTAAATGCTAAGACTGGATTGCCAGAACCCAACAAAGCAAAAACGGAAAGATGGGCAGTGCCACAAGAACGATTGGATGGTAAATGGGTATTCCCTATTATCCCAGATGCAATTTCTTCACGGTATCCAGCTGAAGTAGCAAGTGCTTTTAACACAAACTTCCCAAACACAAGAGAAGAATACGACCAAGCATGGTTCCCTCAACCAGAAGACGAGTAATATATGAGAGCAGACTTAGCAGTTTTAAAAAGTAACGAAAACTTTAGTGCAACATTTACCACTTCTGTAAGTGGTGATATTACTATGAGTTATGGGGATTTCGCTAGTGAGACTAGTAATACTCCTTCTCATACTTATGCTCTATTGCCACCATACCTTTTGAATGTTAAGAAATTAAGTGTTCCTCATAGTACCATAACTGGTATTGACCTTAGTACCAATAACTTAACTGCCGTTGATGTATCACGATTCAAAAACCTTACGGCATTAGATGTTTCCAATAACTTGTTGACCTTAAAAGAAATCTCTAAGATTTTAATTGAGTTGGATTCCATGGGCCAAGAGAACGGTACTTTGACTTTAACTGGTAATATATCTGGTAGTATTACTTCTGAAGCGTCCATAGCATTGACAAACTTATTGTCTAAAGGTTGGGTTTCAGATGAATATTATGGTCAATGGACACCAGAGGCAATATCTACTAATGCTTGGTTCGATGCTAGTGATGTTTCTACTGTGACGTTAAGAGACTCTCAATATGTTACTGGTTGGTTAGATAAAAGTGGTAACGACAATCATGCTACTCAACTCGCCGCCACGCAACAACCAAAATATAAAATAAGTGACGCAACTTATAGTGGTATGCCTAGTATTGGGAGTACCTCCACAACCAATTCAATTGGTATGGATATACCAACAGTGTCGGTAAAAACTGCGTACATAATAGCAGATTATTTTGACGGTGGCATTGCATTGTTCGGTGGTAACATACCAGGACTAATGACTGGAAGCCTCGGAACTGGCAAGTATCGTGTATCTGGCAAAGGTGGCACGGATGAATTTTATTCCACTATAGAGTTCTGTGATAATACCTATAAAAATGGTTCAACAGTTTCAAGTTACTCAGTTCTCCCAATGCCAGCAACACTGCTTAAACTCAATTCAAATAGTCTAAGAACGGATAGTTGGTATTTGGGATATACAGAATCCTCTACATCTAGAGGATGGATAGGGTCGTATGCGGAGGTTATTTTTACAGATGGCACAGAAGACCTAGCAACCCAACAAAAGATAGAAGGATACCTTGCACACAAGTGGGGGATTACTCTTGCCTCTGGTCATCCTTATGAAACAAGCGCACCTTAAGGTAATATATGGCAAACGAAATTAGAGGATTAGTAAATGTAGATGGAACAGAGTTTCCAGATGCAAGAGCAATGCCATTGCTTATACCTAGCACAGGAACATTAAGTATTAGTGGTACAGTGTCAACTATTTTTGATATTAGCGGTGGGGCATTCTATGGTGATGGAAGCAATATATTCAATGTTCCTGCCTCGTCAATAACACTTGACAATACTTCATTGACCGGTTTCCTCTCTGGAGCAAGTAATATACAACAAGCAATGGAAATTATAGATGGGTTGTTGTGAATCTTTTAAAAAAGATTAAAAGGTTCAACCAGAAACTTTGTTATGGTTGTTCTTATGTACCTGACTTCAAGTTTTCGCATTGTTGTATAGCACATGACGAAGCATATGACAAAGGTGGGTCAAAAGAAGATAGAAAGAAGGCAGATATAAAATTGAGAGACTGTATAAAGGAGTCTGGTTCCCCTTTTAAAGTAAAACTGTACTATCGTGGCGTGAGAATATTTGGTCGATTCTTCTTCAATTATAAATAATTGTATGCCAATAGTTTCTACATGCTTTAAGACGATAGACCACCCCATTCCAATTTGGAAAGGGACCGATGACTTGCCTGACATCCTAACCATTTCCGGTGACCCTCCTCCTCTATCTGGTGCTCCAGAAGAGCTCATAGATTTTCATTGCGCGGAAACTTTTTCAAGAGATATGGGAATAATGGACTCTGATGCTGACCCAGCGGTGTACAAATACGAATTGGTCGAGAACACTAAATATGATGACCAATCATGAAGTTCTCGTTATTTTTAGAATCCCAATTTGAAACTGGTAACCCAGCAACCTTTGACTACTCAAGGAACACCGAACCATCCCCTAAGAACATCCCCAATGACCCATATCAGCAAAAGATTGAGCCACATGGAGTCTATGTCACCCAAGGCAAGTCGGACCTCCCGAATCACGAATCTGGGACGTTGACGCTCAATAACCCATTGGTTCTTCCATTAAATAGCGTTGAGGGAAATGGATATGACCAAAATAGTTGGAAAATGAATTTGTATAAGCAATTTAAGAAAAAAGGCAAGGCATTGTCCAGACATTTAGTTCAATTGGGATACGATGGGATTATAACTTATGACAAGTATGGGACGAGTGAAATTGTGAGTCTAAAACCTTTTCTGTAGAAAAAGTATAAATAATGGTGAAAGGCGCAGTTTGAAACGGTCAATTTAGCTAAGGAGTTGAAAAACATGAAGAAACAAGAATTTTTAAAAGAAAGTGCGAAGGTAATTGAAACCCTTTCAGAGGATACAATTGCAACTTTGAAGTCTCTTTGTGAGGCAGAAGAGTCACAAATCGTTGATTTCCAAAACATTGAGCACTACGAACAGTTCCAAGTAATTGTTAAAGAAGGATTTGCTGAGAAAGACTATCGTCATTACACAATCACATCAAAAGGAAAAGACCTTTTAGAAGGTGTAGAGGTATTTCAAAAGCAACCTCAGAAGTTTCAAAAACTCGTTAAGGCGGATGAAGGTGAAGGTCAACTTGTTATCGAATACAAAAAACATGATGAAGAGAATAACATCATTTGTAATGAAACAGCATCATTTGATATTGAAGGTGATGGACTTCCAGTTATCGTTGTAAACGAGGAAGCATATGCAGGACTAATCCATAGAACCAAGGGGCAACATTGGAAACAATATCTTGGTGAAGATGGACGTAATTTAGTGCGTCAAAAGAAACTAAATCGTTTCTACGTTGAAGACGTACAAACAGCAAGACGTTACCTTTACATTGTACCTAAGAGCTAATAAATGAAATTTACTGAATTTGTTGAAATTGAAGAATCCGTTAAATTTATTAACGAGTTATTTGGTAGTGGTAAGAAAGCAATTGACGCTGTAAAGAACGAGAAGGCGGCAAATGAAATGCTCCGTCAAAAGAAGTTCCAAAACGTTATCTTTAATGCTTTCAAAGACCATGCCAATTTAGTTGATACTTTGGTTAAGGCAGTTGGTAAAGTTAAAGACCAAGCAACAAAAAAGAACTTGGGTTTTGTGTTGTATTTATTATATGCAGCACATGGTAAGAAAGGTGGTATGTTTTCTAAAGGTTCCGATAGTTTATTGAACCATAAGGATGCTCAAATCCAATTGGGTGCTGAGAAAGCAAAAGGAACTATGGATAGTTACATTAAAGCAGACAAAGCGGGTGGTACAAGTGATGATGTAACTGGAATGGATGCCACAGGTGATACCGAGAAAAGAGTAAATGCGGCACAAGCAGAGAAGAAGGCAAAGGTTGAATTAGAAAAGATTAAACGTGAGGCGAGTAAAGTTAAAGCAGAAATGCAAAAAGCAAAAGACGATGCTCAAGATGCTAGAAGTAAGGCAGATAAAGCAAAAGCACAAAAAGAGACCGCTGACCTTCAAAGACAATTAGCTGACATGAAGAAGGAAATGCAAGCGGCGAAAGCAGATGCTGAAGAAAAAGCAAAAGTAGCTGCCGCGGCAAAAGAGAAACCTTCTGGTGAAAATGAAGAAGAACCTTCTTCTGAAAAAGAGAAACCAGAAAATATGTCAGACTTTCCTGATAAGACTCAGGGAAGACCTAACCCAGATGATAAAAAGGGTAAGTCTAAGGCAAAGTAAGGGGTTCTAGGAGGTTTCCAATTCTAACGGTGTCTTCCATAAATTGATTGAACCCATTCATAATAAAGAAATCAAATAGTTTATTAAGTCCCGCTTTCATTTCGTAATCATTATACGAATTAATAATTTGTTCCTTTAGTTCTTTTGGTTGTGCGGTTAAATTTACTAATTTGTTATTTCTAATAAATTTAGTCTTTAATTCGGAATCCCCTTTGAGGTGTTCCATTAGTTTCCCTTCTTTAATTAATGAGTTTGCTAGTTTCTTGGAGAAAGTAGTCACCCTAGATGCTTTGATTCCATATTTACTTTGGAATTCCAATTCTTTCTTTATAAGAAGGTGTTCATCGTTTTCTAGTTTTATTTTTACATTATGGGGATTCTTGGCAACTTCTTCGTTGACACAGAAATCCAAAAACTCTGTTTTATAATTATGTTTATCTTTAATAGAAGGAACGTAATCTCCCTTGTCTCCCAAGACCACTTTTAATAATAAATCAGTTTTAGGGTCACTAGATTGCATAAACTTCTTTTTCATTGGATTGTAGATTTTCGTTAGAGGGTTTTGCATTAATTGTGCGTAATCACCATCTGTTGTAATTAATATTTTGATGTTCTCTTGCAACTCAGTCGAAGCGGCAAGAACTCCAGCAACATCATCTGCTTCAGCATAATCAACTTCCACTATTTTAAATGGGAGGTTTAATTCTATTTCTTCAAGGAACTTTCCATACATATCGTAGAATGCCTTGAATGTGAACCAACCATCATCTTTGTCTTCGTCTTCTTTTCTTTTGATTTTACGATGACCTTTATAAAATGGGAAAATTTTCTTTCTCCAGTTGTTCTTTGAGTCAATTGCAATTATTATTTCATCTGCATTGAATTTGTCTATATATTGGAAAATCCCATTTAGGAACATATATTTCCACATTTGCCATGCTTCTTCTTGTGTCTCTTCTTTACGACAGACATGTAGAAGACGCATAGCATGATGCGAACTATCCAAAATAATTGATACTTTTTTGCCTTTATCCATGAAAAACTCCTTAACTCTTATTATAATTATAACATAAATAAAGGAGTTATCAAATGCTATTTAAATATAAATACTTGAAAACGTAGGGGTCAAATTATGTCAGTTTTAGATAAATTAAACGAAACTTTGGAAAAAATGAATAAATTCGAGGGTCTTGAGACCGCGAATCACTTCATTGATTCATTAAAAAACAATTTTAGGGAGAGATTGGGTGGCAATTTCTTGAAGGTGGACTTTGATAAATCAGACAATGGCAATGGAATTGTGTTCATTCGTTTCTCAAAAGCACAATATACAGAAGAATGTAACGATGCGTTGCAAAATTCTCCAGTAAACTTTATTATATCCGTTGAAGGTTTTGATAGCGATGGTGGACTTTGTGAAGATTGTGGATGTTTCACTGTGGAGACTCTTAGATACCACGACCCAGATAAACAAGTAAGAAGATTGAAAAGAAGACAACTTTGTGATATTAACATGGTTGAGCAATATCTTTCCAAATATGTAGAGAAATTTCAAGGTGAGTTGAAAAGTGTCCACGAAAACACAGGAACTTCATCTGGCGCAGGACCAACGGCAGGAAGTGGAAGTGATTTGACAATTGGTGGTGGTGTTCCAGATAATAGTCATGGTGGAAATATAGCAGTATTTAAAAAACGTCTAGGGAGTGGTGAAGTTCAAAGGCGAGGTAAGCAACAAGGTTCATGAGTTTTTGAGAAAGAAAAAGAAACAACAGTTTCGACAAGGCATATACACTGTAAAGAATAGGGAACAGTATGCTGGAACGAAACCTCCTATATTTCGTTCGTCATGGGAGTTATCTTTCATGGAACATTTGGATGGACATGAAAAGGTTAAAGGATGGTGTTGTGAGTGTGTCGTAGTCCCTTATTATTTCAATGGGAAGCGTAGAAGATATTATCCAGACTTTTTAATTATTTGGGAAGACGAAAGCAAACAAGTTATAGAGATAAAACCATATAGAGAAACAAACCCACCAAGGCAATCGAAAAAGAAATCAAGGAAGACGATGCTTTACGAACAACTGACTTATTGCAAGAATCAGGCAAAATGGGAAGCGGCAAATGAATTTTGTCGTAAAAAAGGTTGGGAATTTAAAATATTAACAGAAAAAGATATTACAATATAAATATAGTTGACAGCAAGGAAATGAAAAATGGCATTATTCGGATTTGATTTAAACCCAAACATAGATGGTAGACCAGATTGGTTGAAGAAAATAACTTCAGTCTTTGGGTACATGGACTACGAAGAACAAACCAAAGACGTTGGTTATGGTCTTGCTGACAAGGATAGAGCACTTGCTGCATCGGGAGAGAATGGAGACATCATTGGTGCTCAAATGTATGGTAACATGCGTAGGTACATCAACCATGACGAACCAACCAAACCACAGAAACTTCGCCTTTATAGAATGATGGCGGATTATCCAGAAGTTAAATATGCTCTTAGTATGATTTGTGATGAGATGATGAATCACTCTGACTTGGATGGTAATGTTGGTAGAATGGAAATTGTAAACGAGAATCTCCTTATAAATGCCAACAAGACTGATAATCTTAAAGCAGCATGGAGACATGTCTTCGATGACCTTCTGGACTTCAAGAACACTGGACATGATGCTATTTTATCTTTTCTAGTTTCAGGCGAATTATTATATGAAAAGATTATTAATCCCGATAGAAAGAAAGAAGGATTGAAACGAATTAAAAGACTTAGACCAGATAATGTTTATCCTGTGTGGTCTGATGATAGAGATGAAATTGTTGCGTACCAAGTAAAAGATATTTACGATGGTGGTGGCGTCTTGGGTGAAATACCTAAGAATCAAATTGCTTATACTAGTTGGGACCAGTATTCGGAGAATTCCGAGACAGGTGAGGTCTATGTTCTTTCTTATCTAGAACCAGTGAAGAAGGTATGGAGACAACTTCAACTCCTTGAGGAAGCGGTAATCATTTATCGTATCGTTAGAGCACCAGAAAGAAGAGTATTCAAGATTGCTACGGGTAACATGCCTAAAGCACAAGCGGAAGCATATGTTCAGAAGTTGATGAGAACGTATCGTCAAAAGAAGATTTACAACACAGCAACTGGTGAGATTGATGGACAGAACAACATCCTTGCTATGCTTGAGGATTATTGGTTCACCCAACCAGCGGATGGAAATACTTCAGAGATTGATACACTTCAAGGCGGAGAGAACCTTGGAGAAATCACCGACCTTAACTATTTCCTTGAGAAGTTGTATAGGGCACTGGAGATACCCGTCAATAGGCGTATAGACCATCCTAGCGGGCAACAGAACTATAATAATGGTAGTATTGGTGACATATCTTGGCAAGAAGTTAAGTTTTCCAAGATGGTTGCTAGGGTTAGGAGAAAAGTTGTTATAGCAATCTTTGACCTTTACAGAACACATCTTAAATTAACGGGGTTATGGGAACAATATAACCTTAAAGACACCGACTTTAGAATCGAATTGAACAAGAATAATCACTTTGAAGAACTCAAACGAGCGCAAGTAGAAGAGGTTAGATTGAACAATTGGGGTACTGTATCATCATATGTTGGTGATGTGTTCTCTAAAGAGATGGCAGTTAAACATTTCCTCAAGTGGACCGACGAAGAGTGGAGAGAGAATAAGAAACTCATGGACCAAGAAAAACTTGATGGAGAGGGAGATGTCGAAGAAGGTGGCGGCGGTGGTTTATAAATAAGTTAGTACATTAAAGGAGAGTATTATGAAAAGCACGACAAGATTGATTGATAATTTGGCGAATGACGATTTTAGAAAATGTAAAATCGACCTTAACCATGCAGTAAAAACTGTTATGGATAGAAGAGTTGCCAAGAAGAAAAGTGATTACGTTAATAAACTAAACGAAAAGTAATTATAAATATATTCAAACAACAGGGTTAAGAAATGGAAAAATTAAATTGTATTAGAGAATTCACCGATTGCAAAGAGGTTCAACCTCTCATGGAGGAAGTGAAGGACGAGCAAGGAAATGTCGTTGGAAAGAATCTTTACATTCAAGGTCCGTTTCTCCAAGGAGATATTCAAAATAGGAATGGAAGAATTTATCCAGTCCCTATGTTAGACAAAGCAATTGGACTATTTAAGAAAGATAAGATGAGGGGTGTTGGTGTTCCGGGTGAACTCAATCACCCTCAATCATCTATCCAAATTGACCTTGATAGAGTATCTCATTATATAACTGACCTCAATATGGTTGGTAAAGACGGCATTGGTAAAGCGAAGATTGCAACAACTCCAAAAGGAATGATTGCTTCATCACTTATTAATGATGGAATGATTCTTGGTGTTTCGACAAGAGGTGTTGGAAGACTAGGAGAAGACAAAGGTGGTGCAAAGGTTGTATCGGACTTTGAATTAGTGACAGTAGATATTGTATCTGACCCTTCTGCTCCAAACGCATTTGTTGAAGCAATGATGGAAGGTCTACAATATTATGTTGATGATAATAGGGACATTCAACTAGCAACTACTGTAGAAGAATTGATGGAAGCAATGAAAACTAATCTTTCTCAATTACCTAAAAAGACTGATGCGAAGAACGAAAAGATTTTTAATTTAATCAAT